TGGAATAGCTTCAATTAAATCTGCAAGGCTTGTTGATGTCTGGTTTTCAACTGAGTTAAGAAAGTTAATAGACTCAGCAAGCTGATCAGTATTTTGTTTAAATGTATTTTGAATTGCCAGCGTGGCCTTCATTGCGTCTTGTCTATCTACTTCACCAAGTACTGCAAGTCTGCTTGTTTCTTTAACTGAAGCAAGTAGTTCGTTGCCTTGTTTTCCAGTTGCTGCAATATCTGCTGCAAGTGTAATTGTATCTTTAAATGATACTCCGTAAGATTTTGAAATTTCTTTTGCTGTTGCAGAAACTTCATTTCTAATCTTAGATAGTTCTGATGCTGAGGTTGCAGCAATTCCCCCATACACCTTTGTAAGTCTTGTTAACTCTGCATCTGCTAGTCTAAATGCATCTGCCGCTGCTTTACCAAAAGCTGCTAGCGGGACTGTAAGTCCTACCGTTAATTGGCGTCCTGCCCACTGAGTGTTTTTACCCCAGTTAATCATTTGAACTCCGCCATCTTGAATTACTTTATTCATGATTTGAAGTTCTTGTTTAGCAAGAGCAGTCTTATTTTTTATTGCATCAAGACCTTGTGGAATATGTACGCTATATTGCATAAGCCCTTGAGCGTTTTTACCCATGGGCTGTATAATTGCATTTTGTAAAGCTACTTGCTGTTTAGCAAGATCTCTAATTAAACCACCTTGAGATTTAGTGTGTTGCTGAAATGTCTGAAAGTACTGCTTCAGTTTCATTTGGCCCCTGTCTAGGTTGGTGCCAAACTTTTCAACATCAGATGTTAAAGTAACAAAGTGTGATGAGAATTGTCCAGTTCTTCTTAGGTTTTCACCAAAAGATCTGTTCATTGTAGCTACTTGACTTGCAAGTCTTGTATCAGACTGAATTATTTGTGCTTGAAGTTTAGATAGAGAGGCTGCAACCTTATTGACATCTGCAATAAGACCTGAGAAATTAGCATTAGCAACTATATTAGTTACAATATTTTCATCAGCCATTTATCTTTATGTTACTCCTCTGTGTAGCCTAGACCTGCACCAATTCCAAACCCTGCTTGTGCTGCAAAGCTTCCTTGTAAAGAAACTATATCATCACCTGATGCTTTTATACCTTGAGCCTGTCTCTGTATATCATCAAAAGTTTTTCCTTGAGTTCCTGCGTCTTCCTCATCTACATCTAGATCAATTCCTTTAAGACTTGCCGTAAATTTTCTGTCTTCCGACTTTTGTTTCTTAAAAGATTTCAATGTTTGAATAAGTTCTGGCATTGAAAGACTTTCTTCTAGTTCTTCGTAATTCTTCCAGTGACCTAAAAGAAATACTTCACCTTCTAAAGCGGCTAAATCTAGTTCTGACCAGCCAGAACCGCTGCCGCTAGAAGGTTTGGGTCGTCCATCTTAATCCCACCACATACCTCAAGTATGCGATTAATTGTGGGGACGTCAAGTGCATCTTCTAGTGCATCTCTATTTGCTACCAAATCTGGTAGTTGTTTTTCAAGCGCTACCGCAACCGCATCAATTAACACATTAAGTGTTTGATCTTCTGTGGTTGAATTGCTTGCTGCTTGTAGAACGATCATGAATTTCCTTAGCTCTTTGATGCTTAGGGGCTTCAACTTAACCGTTGAGCCATTCTGAAGCGTTACTTCTTCTACGCTATATACTGTTGTTGCCAATTTAATCCTCCTAGGATCTAGTCTTAATTATTATAACATATACATATTATCTACACAAATGAGAAACCCCCAGTTTCCTGGGGGTTTTCATTAATAAATTGAATTTATTATGCTACTAGTACACGGTCAATAATCTTGCCGTATTCTGAGCCAGAGTAGTTAGCATCTGGTAGAAGACGGAATGTTACTGGGAATGTGGTTGGAGTAGTACGTGCAAGAGAGTGCTGTGACTGTTGTACAGACAAAACACGACGTGCATAATATACACGCTCTGATGCTGTTGATCCCGCTGTTGGAGCTTGTCCAATTGCGATCAATTGACGCTCTGTTGGAGCGGCTCCTAGGGAACCTGCTGCAATCTTGAGTGTGTCAACCTTAGTTGCTCCAGTTCCTGTTGTTGAAAGTGAATCTGCTGATTGTCCAAATACAGTTACAATGTTTTCCAAAGTACCTTCTGACATTTCTGTTGCAATCATAACTTCCATTGCAGACTTGAACAGCTTAGCTGTATCAAGTAACTGGTCAACGGTTACTGAATCGTATGTTGGGTTGTATGTAATTTGAAGACCATTGTTAGTAAAACCAACGTTACGGTATCCAAAAAGTCCTGCTGTCTGGTTTACGCCATTAAGCGTAGTTGCGTATGATATTCCTGATGCAAATGCTGGAACTCCTACTGTTGTTGCGCCTGCTGTAATAGCGACGCCTGCTTCTGCGTTAGCGATGTAATCTGCATCGTTAATGTCAACGTTCGACAAGAACAATGGAGATGCGCCAACTAGAATATTTTTAGCATTACCTACGGATTGTGCCATAGTTATTTTCCTCCTATTTATAAAAATATATATATATTATTGTAAATCATTAAATCTTGGCTGGCTAGGCCTTTCCTCTATGTACAATAATAGAGTATAATGCGCCCAAAGGCAAATTAAGCAAATCTGCCAGTTGTATCCAGGTGTCTTGCGTATTTAACCTCAAGAATTACATCGGCTGATAAGAATCCAGCTAGCTCTTCAGATGGAGATGTTGGAGAAATATCGGCAACAAATATACTGTAGAATTTAAACTTACTGGATGAGCCAGAATATAGGGTGGTATCCCTTGCGGAGTCATCCATTCTTCTAAATAGATCCGTCATTAAATTTCTAATCTCATTAATCTCTGAAACATCCGTTGAATAGATGGTAAATAGAATCTGCTCGCAGCATATTGCCCAGTTGTCTTCATAGGATAGCCCTATCTTGTCGTAAACTATATGTTTTTTCCCGCTCAAGAATTGATTCATTTCTGGAGACTGTTGAACAGGTATAATTGGAACAATTTCTTGTCCTATATTATCTGAGTAATAATCTGTTGCTGTAAAAATATTATTGGACTTTAGCTGGCTCCAAAGATACTTTCTTAAATCAAGCATAACGTCTGCTTTGTAGTCTGTCATAGTGCACCTCCAAATGCTGAAGCAATTGCTGATTCTGCTTGCATATTTAATGTATTAGCATTAAACGAATATTTAACTTTTTTAACATCTGACGGAACTCTCATTGCTTTAGTCAATGATGAATTAAATAGTTGTTGAAAGCCTGATCTTTTAATTGCGCCATTTACTAGATTACCTGTAAAAAATTGTGCATAGGCTATCTGGAATCTTCCCGTTGCTTTACCCCCACCAGGTCTTGTAACGGTCACAGAAGCCCCTTTAGGCATGTAGACTACTCCAGTGCTAGTTTCAAATACTAGGCGCTCTGCGGACTTAGGACGAATTACTAAGGGCATTCCAGATTCCATCACAGAAGCCTTATTAATAAATACATGTCTTCTCTTACCAAAATTATTTGGAACGGCTGATTTAGATGGCTTAAATTTAGATGTAATTTTAAATGAAAGACCATTTGTTGATAATACATTTAAATCAAATAGCCTGGATCCTTTATTGCCTACCTTGTTCCATTCATATACGTGGTGCAAAGACTTGGGATTCATTCTTGCTTGAGAATCTACATATAGGCCAAAGTCTTGTTCAATTTGTTTAAATATTACAGACTGAAATTTCTTTTCAAATGCTTTATTTGTTGTTAGCTTAGATACTACTTGAGCATGATAATATATTGCAGCAGATATTTGTGCAACTGTACTATCTTTTAAAATGGTACCTTTAGTTCCCGCCATGCCTTTTTGAAGGCCGCTGGCAGCAGTAACTAGTAGTGAGCTATTGTCCAATTTCTTGATTTTCCGATCTCTTGACAGTAGAGTTATATCCAATCACTGCGCCGAATGGATCTGTCATTGGTGTTGTTCCCATTAATTCATATACTGTAGGAGTATTAGTAGGAAAGTTTAATTCTTCCCAAATAACTATACCCTCAAGGTCTCTAATATTTGTAATCTTTTCTCGTAAAGTTACTTTTTCAGTTGTTCTAATTTGAAGAATTTGATCGTTAGCGTATCTATTAGATATGATTTGTTTATCTCCAGTTCTGCTTGAAGAGGAGTTACTTATAATACCTTTTGCGCTGCAGGGCACTGTTCTATCAAATTGCCATTCTTTTTTTATAGCACCTGTGTCTGGGTCTTGAGAATCAAATTGCCTGTAGACATCCATAAACATTGGCAGAACAGAGTCAACAAGATCATACATTAGATAACAACCATTTGATTGAGAACATATGGGAGAAGTAATTGATCTGCATAGAGATTACCCGTTCCTGAATATACCCCCGAATTGTACTCGAATTTCCAGTCGAATGTCTGTATTGACTTCATATACTTATTACGCCAAACCTTATCCTTTGAAAAATAATCTTTCATTAACTCAATACATGCAAGATCAACCTCATCTGGAACTTCTTTCCATCCAAATTTACCTTGCACACGATATGTTGCCCCTGCATTAAAAGAGCCACCCCATGTATCACTTATGGTTGGAGGTACCATTCCGTTTGCTATATAGACTGTATTGTCTAGCATGTTGGCTCTGTTAACTCTTATGCCAAATCCGCTTTCAGAAATTACTGTATTAAAATTCCAATTATTAACTGAATTTAATGTATCTAGTAGCAGTATGTCGTTTTGATATAATTTGTGCAAAGTTGATATTTTGTAAGGAAGGGGAAGAACATCAGATCCTGAACCATACGCGGTTTGAATATCATCATACAAAAAGAATTGCTGCTTTGTGTAAGCCTCAATAAGTTTTCTTGCATATCTTTCGGCATTGGCTAATTCAGCATATGATCTAGTGTTAGGATCTGAATAATCAGACCCCAATCCTAGAGACTCGATTGCTTGGCTCATATCGGTATATGGAGTCTGCACAAATATTTTATTATCTTTTTGTGTAGACGTTCCGCTAACTGAGTATGACCAGCTTAATTTTAATTGTCTTTGTCTGTCTGTGTAGGCTAAAGGAATATATACAACATACGTTCCTGCATCTACTTCTGACTTGACAGGGGTTAATGTTGAAAGTATCGTAGCAGGATTAATTGCTGGAGATACTCCTGGATCTTCTGTAATGTCATATAACCGAACTACAGGAATGCTATCTGAATCAGTTAGCTGTCCCTGCCAAAACACTTTATGTGTTATTGGTGAATTTGAACCTACTAGAATTTCCATTTAATAAAGGTTAAGCGTAGTACTCCTGAACTTCCTTTGGAGTTGCTAAGCGAAAACCCTCCTCCTTGTCAAAAATTTCTTGAGCATCTTCTTCTGTCATGGCAACAAATGGGTGCTCTTTTGTAAATGTAAATCCAGCAATATCATACCTGAAGTTTTCTCTAGTCATTCTAACTAGAACCGTATTTTCTGGCTGAGCATCTGGATTAAATCTTGGCAGAATCTCTTCTGCGTTTTCGCTAAACTCGTCTGTCGCGTCTTCAATATCTTTAATAGTTTTTTGATAAACAGACCATGTAACTCCCTCTTCTGCAAGGGCGGCAACAATATCTGCCTTACTTTTAATTCCATCAGTGTCAACTGCAAAGTCCTCTGCAACTTTTCTGAGTTCTGCTACCTTCAATGTCTCAAATGACATATATTCTCCTTTGTTAGGTCCTTTAATTATAGCATTGATAAATTAAAATGAAAAGCCCCTAAAATTAATTAGGGGCCTTTCGGGGGTTTTATCTTAAATTAATTAAGAAGCAACCTTAACGTTCTTTACGACTACCCAAGCATCTGCTTGTTCAATCTGTACGCCGACTCTTGTGTACATTGTGTACTCAATTGTGTCCTTGCGTGGTTGGAAGAAACGGTAAACAGTTACATCACGCTTGATACCAATAACTACGTTATTTGGGAATGTCAAGTGGATATCTCCATGTGAACCTG